AGTCTCAGTGTAGTCGCCAGACGCAATGATCTGACCCGTCGTAGTAATGAGTAGTTTCATGTCTGTGTCTTAGGTGGTTGACTCAAGAAGCTGAATAAGTGCGTATGTAGGTGCTGAAGTAGCCAAAACAGCAGAAACTGATTGCCAACTTTTGTTTGAAGAATCATTAGAAAATAAAGTTGATGCAGCAGAAATAGTATATTTTGGAATAAATGTATAAAAAGTATTTTCTCCAATTGCTGTTGCTCTTGTCCCAGCGGCTGTTGTTTTGAATGCGTAACTTGTTTGACCCACAAGCATATTGCCGGGAATACTTGATGAAAAAGTAGCGGCGTTAGGTATTGCAATTGCGCTTCCAGAAGCGGTCTGTAAATCAAATGCGCTTAAAACGGGTGACGCGCCAGAAAAATCAATAACCACACGCCCTGCCGCTGTTAAAGAACCATTTCCAACTAAAAAAGTTGCTTTATTTGTAGTTGAATTAATTTTTATTGGGTATACAGCGCCGCCAGAAGGAACTGTTATTGCTGTTCCAGCACTTGCTGTTCCAGCGCTATCAGTAAGAATATTTACACTTCCAATTTCACCTGCTGATAAAAAAATTAGTTTTGACCCACTAACAAACACTGCGGAATCCCCAGTTCCATTAGCATTTGTTGTTGTGGCAAGAGTAACAGTAGATATGGTGGCTGTAGTGCCCGCAACGCTAATAATTAATCCAATTGCGCTTGTAGTTGCGGTGTTTGAAATAACCGCAGCCCATCTAACCCCATTGCTAATTGGTTGAATTTTATACGTAAAGGCACTTGTTGTTGAGTACGTTGCACCAGTGCCCAGCGTTATTGTTGTGCCAGAAATTGTGTAGGGCGTGGCAAAAAAGGTAGATGCAGAAGTGCATGTTGTAACAAGCGCCACAGAAGAAGATACTGCGGCGGCGTAAATTCTGTCGCTTGTAAGAGTTCCATTCAAAACAGTAGCCGCACCAATTGTTACTGTTGTGCCAGAAATACTTAAAGCCCGCATTTGATTTGCTGGTGTTGCAACAGCATACGTTGTAACAAAAGAAGTACCCACAGAAATTAAATTGTAAATTCCTGTATTGTTAGTAGCGGAAAGTGTTGCAGTAGCCGCAATGCCAACTGTAATGGTTGTCCCGCTAAGTGTTAGAACAACAGCTTCCATTCCTGTTGTTGTGTTAATAGAACAAGCTAACACTTGATTTGTTGCGCTTAATATTGCATTGACATTTGCAATCGTTCCTGTGCGAATAAGAGTAAGTGATCCCCACGTTAAAGTAGAAGAATCATAGATAATTCCATTAAGACTTGTATTCCCAATAATAAGTAATGTTCTTGTTGAGTCAATAGGCAAACTTTTGAAAACTATACCACCAGCCGTATAAAGGGACGTAGAAAGCAATTGCGCTACAGGGGCATAAGGCTCTGCGTCAACTAGACTCCACGTACCGGCAGAAGTAGAATTATCAGCCAAGCCAACCGTTACTGGATTATTTGTTACCGCAAACCCCAACGTACTACCAGCATTGTTAAGAATCTTCAGCGGATACGAACCAAGATTATTAATCGTATAGAGGCAAGCACCTTTACTCAGCGTTGTAGCATCAGGTAACGTAATTGATTGGCCGTAGTTGGTCGTCGTAATAGACTGAGCGCCTGCCGATGCAGATGTCAGCACAACAGAGCCAGATGCCGTAGCACCACCGCTACCCGGAGTGCCGCTTACCGCACCTGCAAAAGTTACGCTTTGATCTGCACCAATCGTCATTGCCGTAGTAGCACTAGCGCCCGTCTTAAATACCAACGCACCCGTAGTATCGCCAGTGCTTACTAGCGCGGTGCCTGCCGATGTACCTGCTGAAATTGAACTCATCTCTTATCCTCTTACAGTACGACCCAGCGTTGACCGCTAGGGACGGTGACCGAATACCCGGAACTGATAGTAATTGGGCCAACACTAAAACCATTTTTAGCCGTTGTTAACGTATAGTCTTCATTGACCACCAAACTGTTTTCATAAATCACCCCGCCCGCGGCGGCACCTGATGAAAACTGTTTAACAACGTTTGAAGGATTCTTATAGTATAAAATACCGTCAGCAATATTAATCGCCAACTCACCCAACGCAAGATTAGCCGCTAACGGGGCGTTGGTCGTGGTTGAACTATAGTAAAGGCTAATTGGTGTATATCCAGTGGCCGCCATGTATTGTGGCTCCTATTATCTTGTGTAGTACGAAATATTTGGCGCGAAATAGATTGGTGATCTATCGCGATCTTCATCTTCTGCTGTTAGCGTCAATTCTTTTGCTTCTAACGTCAACCGCCCGATTCTTGCTTCATCAATACCCGGTAGTATCTTTGCCACCGCGGCAGAGAGTTGTTTCTGCATCGCTGGCATCCAACGGTCCGGTACAGCAATTTCGTTCGTCAGCTTGCCCACGTCCTGTGGCTGCATCTCCACAATAAACTGGAACGCCTGGAAGTAATCCTGGGGCACCGGCCATAGGTTTACGATTGGTGTAACTTGACGATCAAACCAATACTGCAACGAGCGGTTGCTCAAAAAATCTTTGTTTGGCAAGTTAAAGTAGCTGTCGCGGTTTAGCCTGGCCAAGGGGATGTCCTGCTGCACCGAAGCCAACGACAACGCACGAACGGTCACAGTTGACGCAGACGCGTTACGAAAACGCCAGAACTTGGCCAACGGCGATCCATCAATCTGTTGATAGCCCCAGCTATTAACGTCGCTGTTTGTAACAGAACCTAGGGTCTCCCAAGTAATGTCGTCAAAGCTGTACTCAATCTGCAGCGTAATGTTGCGCTCAGATGAATTAAAACCCGCACTTAAAAATCTAAAGCCGTCTTCGTAATACGCGTGTGCGGAATCACCGGCAGCAATTGGATAACTTAGATCAATCGACGTCGTGTTAAACGCACCAAAGACGTTGTCCGTCGTCGTGCTTGGGCGTGTCAGTAGTCGGTAGTTGGCGACACGAACGTCCACCGTGCCGCGTGGCATAATGTATTCACGAAGCTGTGCCGCGGAGCCAATCATTAGATACTCAAGTAACCAAAGGTTGACGCCGCGGTTTGACAAATTAATAAGGATGTACCACAGCGCCAGTCGTGCGTCTTTGACGTACTCTGGTGTAATCTCTTCAGACAGCTTACCCGCTTCCTTGTAAGCGAAGCGGATCATGTCATCCACCGAGACGGTGGTGTTTGCTGTCGTGTTTGAGGTATTGCTGTAGTTACTGGCCATTATTTCTTCTTCGCTACTCGCTCAGGGAGTTTCTTTTTTGCCGGACCCGCCTTGACAAACTCCTTGCCGACGGATTGCTTAATGCCCACCTTTTTGGCAAATTCAGGGCTGTGTGCCACACCTTGCATCAAACGCTGTTGGGCTTTTGATTCTACTGGCATGTTAGCACTTACCGCCGCGATTAAACTTTTCCACAACCTTCTTGACGCCGGCCGTGTGTGGTGCACCCTTGTCTGCAGGCACCGCACTCAAACCACCCATTTTACCACCGGGAGACTTGCCGCCCTTGCCGTTAATGTTGTCCACAGCGCCGCCAGCTTTAAACTTGCGAACGGTGCCAACTTCTTTCTTGGCACGACCACCATGTTTTAGCTTGGAGAGGTCAGTTTTTTCGCCCTCATGCTGTTGCTTGTCGTGCATTGAGATAGCCTTTTTGGCTACTTTTTTATCTTGTGCAATATCCTCAGAATCAGACTCGTAGTCTTTTTTTGAGTGATCAATACGTGGTGTATATTTAGCCATTTTAGTGCTCCTCTTCTACTGTAAATTACCCATCAAAACGGGATCTTTCGCCCTGAAAAGAGCGATTTCTACTTGGCGTCTAGCCCGTAAAACTCGCTCCGCATTCGTGCCCCTTGCTACCCAGTGTGTCATTGCCTTTGCCGCGCCATCAACATCCCCACGTACCCACTTTTTAAAAAACACACTACGAAGTAGGTTGGGTACTCCAATGTTCCAACACAGGCTCGCTGCCGCGTCTATCCTGTTCTGTGTCAAATATTCTGCTGGTACACCTTTTAGCGCGCCACCACAATACTTTTCAGCTTCCTTAACAAGCCTAATGTCCGCCTGTTTTCTGCTAATTCTGTCTCCGGGACCTACCGGCTTCCCGTCAGCCTTTGTCGTAAACCCGTAACCATACGCCCATGGTGCGCCGCCCGTTATCATGTCTGGGTATGACGTGGACGAAAACCCTTCAAACTTACGTATCAGTTCAAGGGCCTGCCCTCCAATTTTTATTCCTTCGAGGGAATGTGGTGGAGGTATATCTGCAACAACACCCCAACAACAGACCAGGAAGAACGCGGCTAAAAGCCTACGGATTTGACTTATCTGCCTTGTCATCCAGCTTATCAAAGATCCGGACTAGCATGTCCTTGACCTCTTTGATGGCCTCTTTAAAGTCATCACGACGAGCAAAATCCTGATGTACCTCGAATGAAAGTGCACGTATTTCATCCTTTAAGTCCCGAATGGAGTCCCAAATGGTTTTTAAAACCCACCCGCCCATAACTCCCGCAAGTGACATAATGATATTAAATACGTATTGTGAGTCCATTAATCTACTTCCTTCAACATACATTCTAGGTTTTTAACTAGGCGAGGATCTTCCTTATTAATCTCAATCGCCTGCTTACAGTACTCAATTGCTTGTTCTTTTAACCCCAAATTCCATGCACTGATTGAGGCCAAATCGTACGGCTTCTCCGTCCAGTTTGCGGGGTCTTCCGTGTATACATTCGCCCTGTGTTTAAGGTTTAACGCGGACAACGCAGCGGAATAACATTCCGCCCACATGTTAGACCGGTAGGCTGCATCAGCCAACTCCATCCACCCATCGCGAACACCGGGGTCCTCCGCAACACTCAGCCTCGCCCATTTAATGGCCTCTGGCTCGTTTTTAAGTGCCGCGTAACACTTACTAATAATCTTCATCGCATACGAACGCTCGTTTGCCCAGTCCGCACGGGGAAGGGCAAGGTAGCGTTTTAACCCTACAATTGCTTCATCATAGCGGCTGTAGAAAGATAACTCTCGCGCGTAATACAGCGCGTTCCTTGGACAGTCTGGGTCTTCCTTGATTGACATCTCAAGCAGGTCCATGTACTGCCCGCGTGACTTTGTGTTGTCCGGATAATGCGACACCAACAACTTGTCCGTCCACACGTAACTTTCTTTTGTGCCCGTGTTAGGTACCAAAATTTCATGACAGGGGTGCTTCCAGCGGTACCCCTTACGGGAGTGTATCTTGTCGCTGTGGAATACAATTCCGTTACTCCAGTCAAACTTGTACCGCATGCGCGTCGTGTCAGGCGTCCAGATACGCTCAATCTCTTCTCGCCAACCTGGCTCTAACACCTCGTCTAGGTCAATACAGACGCAGACGTCAATATCCGAGGGCACCAACGACAACGACACCTCACGCGCGACATCAAACCTCCACGGGTTGATGTGTATCGTGTGTACTATAGCGCCACACTCTTTGGCAATTTCTACCGTTTTGTCTGTAGATCCCGTGTCCGCTATCAGAATTAAATCCGCGTCCTTGGCCGAATCACAAAATCTTTTTACAAACTTTTCTTCATTTTTACTAATTGCATACAACGCAATCTTCATTAGAACGTTCCCCCAAATATACCAACCGTCGCATTAATTGTGCCGGTAGCATTGAGCGTGCTTGTTGCGTTGGTCCAGGTGAGGTTTGCGGAGCCTGCTAGTGCGCCCCCGCTGTTATATTGTACGTACGTGTCAAGACCACCAATTGCTGGCGTTGCTCCAGTTGCACCCGTTGGCCCTGTTGGCCCAATGTCGCCAGTGGGTCCTTGAATGCCTGTTGCCCCCGTGGGTCCTTGAATGCCTGTTGCGCCTGTAGGCCCAATGTCACCAGTGGGTCCTGTTGGCCCTTGAATGCCTGTTGCGCCAGTGGGTCCTGTTGGTCCAATGTCGCCAGTGGGTCCTGTTGGTCCAATGTCGCCAGTGGGTCCTGTAGCACCCGTTGCTCCCGTTGCTCCTGTGGGGCCAACCTGTGTGTACATTACCTGAGTAACACTTACTATTACAGAAGGAGACGCGGGTGCAACAGGGGTTGTGTGTGGGCCATCATATTGCAAACTTAAATCTGTAGAGGTGCCGTCCCAATACAGTTGAATGTAGTCCCCCGCGGTTGTCGCGGTACCCGTAATGGCTATTGTTACAATTTGATCGCTTGCAACGCCTACATTTTTACGAGCAAGAATAGAAGTTTCTACTGAAGAATTAGGGAAATCTGTGCCGTTAAATCTTACCCAAAACTTAGCCGTTTCTACTGCATTAGATAAGTTAGAAACGCGAACAATATAAATTAATTGATACGTTCCCGGGTGAGCAAAAGTAATCTCATCCCCGTTAAGTACACTTACGCCATTTGAACCAAAAGAACTGTTTATTGATACAACTTGAGCCGTATTGGCAGCAACAATTGGCTGATCTGTCGTATCAAAAAACGAACCGTAATACCCTAATGCTCCGCCGGCTCCGGTTGTTCCTGTTGCCCCCGTGGCTCCAGTTGGGCCAATGTCCCCTGTTGGTCCTGTGGGGCCTTGAATGCCTGTTGCGCCTGTAGGGCCTTGAATGCCCGTTGCACCTGTAGGGCCTGTTGGTCCTATGTCCCCTGTTGGGCCTTGAACGCCTGTAGCACCCGTAGCGCCAGTGGGGCCTGCGTCACCCGTAGGCCCCGTTGGTCCTATGTCCCCTGTTGGGCCTTGAACGCCTGTAGCACCTGTTGCGCCCGTAGGACCTGCGTCGCCCGTAGGCCCTGTTGGACCCTGAACGCCTGTTGCCCCCGTGGGGCCTGCGTCACCTGTTGGTCCTTGAGCGCCCGTTGCGCCAGTGGGTCCTGCGACGCCTGTTGGGCCTTGTACACCTTGCGGGCCCGTAGGTCCTTGTACACCTTGTGGTCCCGTTGGTCCAGTAAACCCCTGAGGTCCTGGAGGCCCTAACGCACCCGCAGGCCCTACTGCACCAGTCGCCCCGGTTGCACCAGTGGGGCCTAAAGGTCCTTGTGGACCAGTTGGACCAATGATGCCGCCCTGAAAAACGGACGCAGCAACCTTCTTGGTAATGCCATCCTGCACGACAACCGTTACGTCATTTGCATTGACGTAGGTAGTTGGCGGCAGTTGGAGTATGCTTATATCGGCCATTGTCAGGTCTTCTTAATGTCGCCTGGTGTAGGTGTCGTAGAATCGTTGCCGTACTCTGCAGGTGTAAACGGATCGCCCGCGCCGGTACCGACCATGTTCGGACCTTCATTAATCGACGCCACGTTAGGCGCGTTGGGAATTGGCTTACCCTTGCCAGGAATGGCAACGGAGACATCCGGTCGTGGATGTCGAAGCGTAATCGTTTCTGTTTGACGCGCGGCTAGTCGCCACGGATCATATTGATCGTAGTCATCCGGACACACCATAAGTCCGGGCGAGTTAGGGTCAGGCCGCAACAACGTGTAGGGCATTTTTCTACTACACCTGTCGCAAATCGCGACGGACAGGACTGCCTGTCCGCGCGTATCGCAATAGAGGCCGCCAAAATAGGCGTTCCCCATTATCGCACTCCGGCCTGAATTACCGTCAGAGTGTTGCCAGATCCCGTTGTTTGAATGGCCCGAATAGGGTTGTCAACGATTGGGCTTGATGCTGCGGGAACCCATACAAACGTTGGGCCGGCAGGGTCAGGATAACCTTGCGCGTCCAACGGGAATGGGTCCGTATATGATACCTGTACCGTGCCGCCTGATGCAACGTAAGCTACGTTGATAGGCGTCAGGTACTGGTCAATGGGGACCGGTGTGTCCCCAGCTACAGTAACTTGACGCATATCAGTTCCTTAGTTGTTGGTGTAGCCG